TATCAAAACGAGCCCGCAAAGCCGCTGGAAGGGCGTTAAAAGCGCTCTGAGCGCCCTTCACAACATCAAGAGCCTGTTTGTAATCAACAGGCGACTCAAGAAAATCACCATACTGAGGTTGAGTTTGCCCACCAGGCAACTCACCAGTGATATTAAAACGCTCAAGAATGTAATTGATGTCAGTTTCATCACGAAACGACTGTTGAGCAAGAGAAAGATCTTCACACTTCAAACCAGTCTCAAATGAAGACTGATCAGTGTCGAAGTTGTACGGAGTACGAAAAAAAATAGGTTTTTTCATTTCATGGAACCTTTTTTGTAGATTTCTTAAACACCTCTTTAAGCAAGAATTTTGCTGGATTAACGATATCAGCAACAGAACTAATACCCTTATCAACCCATTCCATCCACTTGTCAACCTCAAAAGGATTAGCAACACCTTGCTCTAAATCACTGAGCGCTCGAGCTTTCATTTCCTCCATGATACGTATAGCATTTTCACGACCAGTTTGCTGAACAAGCAATTTAACCATCTGTTGAATCTGCTTGTTTTGTTCCTCCAAATTTTTAGTTTCTGCTCCGATCTTAGGAATCGTAGCAATCAACTGGTCACGAAGGGCATTTTTCTGATCTACATCAGCTTTCCAATAACCCATCTCCAACTTACCAACAATGTCCTTAACCTGAGCACTGAACAACTCAGTCTGACCTTGTGATTGAAAAGCAGAAGCTCGAGCAGCTGCAGCTTGAGCTTCCATAAGCTCCTTCTGAGCGCCTTTATTAGCAGTATCGGCTTGGATGTTGGCGATCTGAGCACTAGCCATAGACGACTGAACAGCTTGAGCAGTGGGATTCTCAATTTGAGCCATAGCACCAGCAGGAGAAGAAGCCCCGCCCTGGCCATAAGCCAGGGCAGGGTTAAGACCAGCAGCTCTCATATCGGCAACTGCACGCTGGTAAGCGGTAGAGCTCATACGCTCCTGAAAATCCATCTGGTTTTGCGCTTGAGCCATCTGAGCAGAATTGCGATCTTGACCAGAAAGAAAACCAAGAAAGCCAGAAGCGAGAGCACCAACACCAGGAGTAATTGAATCAAAAATTGACATTTAAACCCCGCAAATTCGACCCCTATTTTTTTTTCAAAAAACAGGGGCCGTTTGTTTTTAGAAATGATCAATAAGACCAGGAACCGAGTACAACGGCATGGGACGAGCAACTCGATTCTTAAAGAATGTATCCATCAGAATCTGCTGTCCATTTGCTGTAGCACCAGCCGCAACAATACGAGATACGGGAGGCGTGTCTTGGATAAAAGTATTGTTCAAAGTCGGCAGCGAAGTAAAACGCTGCGCAAGATGCCAAAAATCAATCGTACCTGTCGAAGTACTCTTAAACAAACCAGAAATTTGAGACGGCTTATAACGGTACTCAGCCCAACGTTCCTGATAACCAAAAACATCATTGTCAGACGAACCACCAGTAACGTAAATTTCTTTATTAAGGACCGCCTGTTCGCCAAGAGTAGCGAACGCCGGAAAATAAAAGTCATATCGAGTAGATCTTGACCACATACGGGCCAAACCCTGCTGATAAGTCAAATCAGCACGAACAGAAGCAAGACCAATGATCACACCATGTTCGGTAAAGCTCTGTGTAAAACCATGATTCCGTGCGAGACCCGTACCCATAGCCGCCAAATTCCCAAGCGGAGAAGTCGAACCGCTAACGGTCGTAGCAGAGGTCTGAGCAATGGGACTAATGACAATCGGAGAAGAACCACCGCCAAGATATTCAGGGCGTTGCAAACGAGCGTCAGGTGAAATAACACCAAAGTGAGCGCGAATAATTTCAGTGTAACGAGTACCACCACGAGCATCCCTTTCGAGCAATTTCTGAATCTGGAAAGACTGACGTAACTGATTGATCGTCGCAGCGGTAGCCTGAGAGAGGTCAGCATAGAGGCTAACAGCTTGGTTAGAAGACGAACCACTAGTAGAGACATAGACACTATTCGAAGCCAAATTGATATAACCAGGAGTCTGTGTGCTATAGACAGAAATGTTAGTGTTAGACGACACAGTTGCATCAGTAGCAACAGGTGCAGATGTGCCTAAAGGCAAAGAAACAGAAGTACCTTTCTGAGGCCAAGGCAAAGCAGAAGTGAAATAATCATGACGTTTACCACGGCGAAGCAATGTGTAATTAGCAACATTGTCTGGACCATCACCAGTATCTACAGTGACAGAATTTTGAAGGTTCTCATCTCTAAACCATTCATTCCAAATCAAATTGTAAGCACGAGGCCAAAAAGCACAATGAGAAACAGTATTGCCAGCAGTAACCTGACCAACAGTAGGCAAACCCATGTAATCTTGCAAAGACCCAACAGCATAACCACCAGCCGGCGAAACCTGCTGCGGAACCAAATAAGAAGTCGAATCACCAGGATTCGTTTGTTGACCCATAAACTTTTGCCAATTGGACCAAATCAAACGATTAGGAACAAAAAAGAAAAACGTATCTAGGTGCAAGTTGTCCATCACTGGAGCAATAGGAGTAGCAAGACGTGCAAATGCAGTCATCTGCAAATTGAAAGTATCACCAGGCAGAACCTCATCAACAAAAATAGGAACAAGGTAACCAGAATCAAAGGTCGTTTTGTGCGTGAACTCACGATTGAATGAAGATCGTGGAATGTCAGCCTTGGGAATCATCGAAAACTGATGAACATTCACTGAACGATTGCGATGCATAAAAACCTACGTAAAAAAAAAGGGGCAAAAGCCCCTTGGTTTTATTCCGACTGGATCTTGGCTTGTTTACCAAGGATCAGAAGTCGGGGCTGATCCAACATCTCAACGATGCCGGTTGAATCATCATAACTTGCCAATTCAAACAAGTCAAAATCATCAGGATGTGAATACATCTGGTTCTCAGAATGGTCGCGATTAACCTCATCTGTGAACGAACGTATAGCAACACCAACAGAAGGAACAAACGCTGGACGACCAAATGCGTCCGCAGCTCTATCCTTAATCGAAACAACAACAAACTTCATAAAAACTCCTAAGTTAAGGTTCGTTTCAACTTAGACAACTTGGCCTGAGCAACTTGTTCTTTTACAGCAAGTCGATCTGGTGTATTGTCCTCCAAATGAAGCATGGCCTCGCGAAAACGAGCATGCTTCACATCATCATATAGGTCTGGAAACATCTTTTCCAACTGGCCATCGTAAAAACGAGGTGGCTTAGAAGTCCTACCGTTAACGACAACATGATCATGAGGATAAACATCAGTGTGAAAACGCTTGAACCAATCAGCACCTATACCAGGCTTAAGAGACATTTTATTAAATTCGGGTACTCGTGAAAGTACCTCGCCAGTCTCAAAGTCAACCTGATCGTAATATTCCCTTGCCATCTTGCCAGTCACTTTTTTCATAATGTAACGAGCAACATAAGCAGCAGATTGAAAATTGACATCGCCAATAGAAGAAAAACCGAAAGGCCACAAATCTTCCAAAAATTCTGATCTATAGATCCGAGAGCCACTAGGAGACGTTGACCAGTATTTCTTATCGCGAAAATCAAAATTAAAAAGACAAGCATGAAAATGAGGACGACCGAAATTCTCTCCATACTCACCACACATATAAAAACGAATTGGATACTTATCAGGTGAATCGGGGGACGCACTAGGCTCGACCCCCGAATAACGTTTTCTCAAACGCTTCATGAACTTTTGAAAATCCTCATAACGAAGACTTCCATTTTCAGGTACATGATCATCACTGTAAGTGAGAGTAATGAAGCAGTTGTTTTTGTACAAACTTGCTTCATGCATACAACGAACCGCCCACTGACGTGAGCGTTCAAGGCGACACCCAACACATTGACCACATGGAAGGGTCAAAGACCGTACAACATCCCACTTGGGAGACTCATACCAGACGACAGACCCATCAGAACACTGATAAGCCTGCAAGGGCTTATAACAAGGCATTACATGCGCCAGCCGCCACGCATTGGGTTAATCTGCATATTAGCAGCTTTGGTACGAGACACATTCTTACGGAAAGAACGTGCAGACTGACGTTTAGAAACAGGTTTACGGTGGAGCGGTTTCATTGAATTCCCCTGGTTAGTTGGTGTCACCTAGCACAGTTACATCAAGTAGGTAACTGTGCATCCCCAGATGCTACCGCATCTGGGGCCCCCCCGGCTTGCGCCGGAACATCCTTCCGGTAAGAAGGATCCAAAAGGCCTAGCTTAAAGGCCTCATCGCGATTTGCCTCATCAGAGGCAAAATCAACGAACTTAGTAGCATCGTTATCAAAACGAGCCCGCAAAGCCGCTGGAAGGGCGTTAAAAGCGCTCTGAGCGCCCTTCACAACATCAAGAGCCTGTTTGTAATCAACAGGCGACTCAAGAAAATCACCATACTGAGATTGAGTTTGCCCACC